TTAATCATTTTATCTGTTATATAATTATCTCCTAATCTTTTTGACATTAAACTGAATTCTTTTTGTCTATCGTCATTATAATGTAATGGTATTTTACCCTTTTTTGTCATGTATTTTAATGTATATCCTATACTTGCTTCATTTACTTGTCCTATATACATTGAACCTAATGGTTTGTTGTTTAATATCCATGCTTTTTGTATATGTTCTTTATTTGCATTGAATAATATTATATGATAATGAGGGCGCATCTTTTTAGTTCCATATTCTCCACATACATAATATTTTATCTTTGTTTTGGATAGTTTCCGTAATCTTTTAAAGAATTTTTGTATATCAGTTTTATCTAAATTCATATATCCTTTTTCTGTTATTGGAACATATTCAGTATCGTATGTTAATGTGACAAATAATGCACTACTAGAACGTTCGCCCTCTTTTATCAATCTATAACTCCATCCACTTGTCCTCCTTTTCATACATGGAGGACATTTACTGCATGGCACTGGTATGTAGTTTCCAGTGAACTTGTCTTGTACATGATAAGGTGTTATACATTTTGTTGACATTATAAACCCATTGGTGTACCATATTTAGGCATTGGTCTTACTGCTTTAATCTTATTTAATACATGGCAATATAATACATCTGTATCTGGATCTTCTACAGCAAATATACGTTTTGTTGGATCACATTCTATGAAATCACTATTAAGACTTGGCTCTGTTGCAAATATTCTTCCTAGATGCCAATAATTTAATGAAGTTCGGAATTCTCCGGCTACCCTTGATGGCATATATTTGTATTCTGCATAACGTGGTACATAACCAAAAGTATCATTTGCATTTGCTGTATATGCATATAATTCTTGTTTTGCTACTTCTTGTTCTCCAATGTTTGCGAATGTTGGCCAGAAATAATCTAATGAATCTGTTTTTAAGAATGTACGTGGTATACCTTGTTGATATGCTGTTTTTGGCATTACGGACATAATACCGATAATGTAACCATGTTCTTCACAATAATAAGAACCACTTTTTCCACTTGTTACACTTATTCCATGTCCAGCCATGTTACCCTGTGGTAATCCTCCATCTTGTCCTGTTGTGTTTAATACTTCTGATACTACAACTGGGCTTTTTACTCCTGTAATATATTCAGGTCTTTGAAGTCTTTTATCTGAACTTCTTACACCAAAGTGTGTTAAAATGTTTTCTATATATCTTGTACCGCCTCTTGCGTTTTTTTCTAACCACTCTTGTAACTTAAATGCTCTACGTAAATCATTTATTGTTGTAGGGTCTACATCTGTTTCACTAGTTTTTGCAATTAATGCACTTGTTGCTCCAGGTTGTGATGTCAAATTTACAGGTAAAGTTCTATCTATGGCTTCTGTTGTAAATGCGCCACCATTATAATTGTATGCATTTGCATATTCATAACCACTACCTACTTCATCAGAATTCCAAGTTACTCTTGTATCTCCTACTAATGTTCCAATTGGAATATCTACTGCTGCTCCTTTTTGTGCAAAAGGTAATGATGCTGTAAAATAATCATGTTCCCATGCTCTTTGTCTTAATGTTGTTAATCTTTCTCTATCTCCGGCATCTGTATTATTATTGCCGTCTGTTAATTTGTAATCTACTGGTGTTTGTAAATTTTGATCTCTATAATATTCATTATATATACATTGGTATGCTGCCATTGGTAATGCGCTAACATTTGTGCTTACTCCACCTACTGGTACAGGTGGTATTCCTATATAATCCATGAATTTTTTTTGCATAGCTGTATAATCTCCGTTTGTATAAGCCATATATGGTGCTACATGTTCACTATTGTGTTCTGTAATGAACTTTTCCCAGTTACTCCATAATATTCTGTTAGGTACGAAGAAATAATGCATTGTTACATCCATTCTATGCATTACTGGTGCTATCATTGGTGCAAACCTAATAAGGCTTTCACATGATAAATCGAATTTATCTCCGGGTACACATTCAAGTGTTAATATGGGGGTAAGTTGTCCCATGTTTGTTGATAACTTTACGTCATGCGTTAAATCAAAGACGTTTTTTTTTGGTTTGTTCAGCTGAATGCTGTTGAAAAGGTTTTGTCCCATTTTTTTTTGTTTTAAAGGCGGATTCCACCGCGTGATACATAATATGTTCTTTTTACTTTTGATGACCTATAGCCACCTTTTTTTCTACCGTACGAACGACGGCCTTTGTAACCTCTTTTCATTGTTTTGGTTTTAATTGTTATTTGTTTGTATTCCTATTGTTAAGGCGCTTGAACGCTCTAATAGTTCTAATGCTCTTTCTAATGTCTGGTTTTTTATAATAACCATACCTCTGTAGTATATACAAAATATTTTCATTAGTATAATATTTTTAATAAGTCTGTAATTTCGTTTGTACTAAATTGTTCTGGTTTATATCCGGCTTGTATCATTCGTTTTTTTAATGTATTAGATAATTCATTACTTAATTTATCTAACTCAAATTGGTTACCTTTTAATCTTATAGCTTGTTCCATAGTTTGGCTTAATAATTTATTAAGGCCTATTTTTTGGTCTGATAATATAGCTTGATATTTTCTATTTTGTGATAAAGTCTGTAATTGTGACCTAATTTGGTCTTGTTGTAATGGGTTTATGGTTTCCTTGTTTCTTATATCTGCCATAACGTTTTCTACCTGTTGTCCAGTTAATCTACTTCTTTGAAATTTTTCTTCTGCTATATAAGGTGATTGGTCTATTAAATTGTCGTTTTCTAATGATTTACCTTTTGTTTGTTCTCGTAGTAACTCGCCAGCTTGTTTATCATTTGATAATTGTTGCTGTTTTAATTTTAAATCTATAATGTTATTCATAGTATTTCCAATATTTGGTAATTTTGGTGCTACGAAGTCGGGGTGTTTCATATCGGTACTTCTAATTGCTGCTGAATTAGACATCTGCCCATATATAAGGTTAGGATTTAATCCCGCTTCTTTATATCTCTGCATTTGTTGGCTAGGACTATTATATTTATTTTGTTTATCCCAGTCTACTAATGCATCTGCTCTTTGTCTGTCGTACATTTGTTCACTAAACTTTCTGTTTTGTGCATTTGTATATAATGTACTTGCTGTGTTTATGATGTCTCCTACTACTGGTAGTACTGCTGATGCTGACATAATTTTATTTTTTTTTGTTTTTTTTGTGTTTAATTGACATTTTTTTTATTAATCGCTTTTATTTTTTTTTGCGTCCACTACGTTCCCTTTTTTTCAAATATAGCTCTTTTTTTTGTTTTAGTGTCAATTAGCACTAATATATCAAGGAATATTAGTGCTTTTTGTTTCTGACGCGCTGCGCTTGTCTTACGCTGAAAACGACACCAATGTTAAATTGGTGTCTTTTCAACGTCTGTTTTTAAGTTTTCCACAGTGTTTTCAACATCTTGTGGTTTCTTCCATTGGCGAGACTTAATACTCTCCACTTCTGCTTTTAAGTGTTCTGCTAACTCTTGTCTTTCTACTAAATCTAATGTTTTTGGGTCTGGTATATAATCTTCTCCTTCATATACTGGTGTAAATGCTGTTACTGGGAGACCTCTTGCGTATCTATCTACTATTGTACGTATTGACATAGTTTGGTCTGGAATTGTCATTGAAGGTAAAGTATTTACTTCACCTTTTTGTTCTGTATAATCGTAATTTAACGAATTTTTAACTTTCATAATATATCTTTTTAGATTTGATTTATTCATATTGTCTGCCTATTTCGGCATTTTTATACATCTTTTTGAATTGATTTATGTGTCTTTCTACCATTACTTTTTCATATGTTTCTCCTAATTCAGTTTGTAATTTTTCTTGTTCTTTTTCTGCAATGTCTTTTAAATACATTGCAATTTTATCTTTTTCTAATTCATTATATATTTTATCTTTATAATATCTTGGCATAGCTATTTTCTTATTATCTGGTATGTTTACATACATACGTTTTTCTAAATCTTGTTTATGCCATTTAATCATTTTATCTGTTATATAATTATCTCCTAATCTTTTTGACATTAAACTGAATTCTTTTTGTCTATCGTCATTATAATGTAATGGTATTTTACCCTTTTTTGTCATGTATTTTAATGTATATC